GTCTTTGTGGGCCCGTTGCCCATTCTAGTGGACTTAGCGGAGTGGCGATGGTTCGATGGTTGCCATCGCTGCGTGGCTGCGCGTCTGAAGCCGATCAAGTTAGCGCTGCGCGCGTGCACAGGTATGGATGAGGGACCAACGGTGTATGCCGACTCTGCGAGTTGGCAGTACGTTGATCAGTTACTGGGCCGCTATGATCACGACATTTTCGACGACACGGCAGATATGCAAGAGCGTGTGGATTACGACTCCTTGCGAGTGCCGCGGTGTCTCGCGCAGTACTCGGGCGAGATAGAGCGTGACATCCACTGTGAAGTAGCGGCGTTGGGGCGTGAGTTTGGTGCTTGTATACGTAAGAGTGCTTCTTACATTAAGCACGGGCTGCGGGGCACGCACATTACACCATTCATAGATGTGCCGACGGGTTCGGTCGAAGCGCAATGGGTGCCGCCGGACGCTGAGGAGGTCGACATGCTGTTGTGGAACAAGAAAGTTGCTTTCGGTTACATGAGCGATGAGCAATATGCCGCCTTGACCGCGTGGGTGAACCTCAACAGTTGGTGTCGCGTGATTCGCAAGACGGAGGTCGCGAAGCAGCGGAACCTGGTGGCGGGCTCGCTACCCTTGTACGCCCTAAGTAACGAGCTCTCGCGGCATGGGGAAGACTCGTTCCTGGCCTCTCTGCCGGAAGTGCCGCTGATGCACTCGGTGGCGGTGCAAGCTAAGATGATGTCGGCACTGCAGGGAGCAGTGCAGTGTGGTTGGGTGGCGTGTCGGGACTATTCGAACTTCAACATTGTACACAAGCATTCAGAGATCCGTGCATTCTACCTGGGGGTCCGCGCCACCTTTGAGGCGGCTGGTGAACTGGGTGCGCCCTGTGTGACGATTGACAAAATTCTTCGATGCTTGGACAACGTAGGGGTGGTGCACGACGGTGAACGCAAACGGTGGTTGCACGGGCTGATGACGGGTTGGCGGCACACGATGCTGATCAACACGACGTTCAATGTGGCGTTGGGCCGTGTTGTGCGTCGTTGGCTGCACCGAGTCTTCGGTGTCTCATGCTTGAAGGCGTACCACCAGGGGGATGACAGTGTGGAAGTGTATGATGCTCCACTAGGTGGTCCGATTGTGCAAAGCATGTTGGATTGCTGTGGTAAAGAGGGCGGTTCGCAGAAGCAGCATTTCGCCGCCACAGTGGGTGGGTGGTATGAGTTCCTCCGAGTCAACTATTACCGCGACGTTCAATGTGCCAGCGTGGTTCGCGGTCTTGGCGGTGGCCTCTCCTCGGACCTGCAGCACCCGCCCCGCCGTCCGGGCGTGCAGATGATGAAGACGCTCGTGGAGGAGTTCAACGTGTGGTACAGGCGGAACGGGTACAGCACGTGTTTC